AGCTAATGTAGTTGCATTACAACTTGCTGGAAGTGGTCACTATGATGGTTCAGCAGGTTTAATTTTAGGAAGTGCTACAAATACAACAGCAACATCATCTGATATAAATGCACAAACAAGAGGAACATCTGGTTTCGTTATATTAGAATTTAAAAAGGATGCTAACTACACAACATAGAGAGAATTATGAGTAATAAAGTAAAATTAATATCCGAAGAATTTGTAAGTGATGTAGAGTACATTACTGAAGAAAAAGAAAACGGAAAGAAAGATTATAAAATTAAAGGTATCTTTATGCAGGCTGATATTAAAAACAAGAACGGCCGTGTGTATCCAATGGAAATACTTCAAAAAGAAGTTAACAGATATGATAAAGAATTCATCAAAGAGAAGCGTGCCTATGGTGAATTAGGACACCCAGAAGGTCCAACAATAAATTTAGAAAGAGCTTCTCACATGATAACTGCACTTTACCCTGACGGTAAAAACTTTATAGGAGAAGCTAAGATACTTGCAACACCTATGGGTGAAATCGTTAAGACCCTTATGGATGAGGGAGCTAAACTTGGTGTTTCTTCAAGAGGAATGGGAAGTTTAGAACAAAAGAAAGATGGTAGTAATTATGTGAGAAATGATTTTTATCTAGCTACAGCTGCTGATATCGTTTCAGACCCCTCTGCTCCTAGTGCTTTCGTTGAAGGTATCATGGAAGGTAAAGAATGGGTATGGAATCATGGAGCACTTGTGGAATCTGAGTTAATGGAAGCGAAAGAAAGAATCAACTCTAGAATTCGGAAAAAACAAGCATTAGAACAAAATTTGGAGTTTGCTAAATTCCTCAAATTGTTATAATGTATAAATAAGTGTTAATATAACGAAAAAGATATTAATTAATAACAATAGATTTAACTAGGAGATATCCAATGAGCGAAATCGAAAAAACTATTGAAGAATTAGAGGCAGAAGTCCTTAGTGAGCTTGAAGAACAATCGGATGCTCCTAAGAAAGGTGCAGCTCCCGCTGAACCTCAGTTAAAAGCTTCTGATGCTTCAAGTGTTACACCTGGGGGCGAAGTACAAGATATGGGCCCTGCAGTGACACACCCCTCTGATAAGTCTGGCCCTGGTACTCAAGCTGGTAAAAAAGCTGATGAGAAAAAAGGCGATGCTGCTCAGAAAAGTGAAGGTAAACCTGATTCTGGTGATACACCAAATGACGGCAAAAAGAAAGTTGCTAAACCTTTGGCAGCTGGAGATACTGTTGAAGTAGAAGACGGACAAGAAATAATTGCTGAGAAAGAAGAAGTTGAAGAAATGTCTAAAATGGAAATGATTAAAGCAATGAAAGATATGGAAACAGAAATGAAAGACATGTCTATGGAAATGGTCAAAGCTACTTATGACAAAATGAAAGAAATGATGGCTAAAACTGAGGAAGCTTCAGAAGAAGATAAAGAAAAAGAAGCTCTACAGAAAGAAGCTGTTGAACAAAGAATTAAAACTATAGATGTTACAGAACATGTTGAAGCTCTTATGAGTGGAGAAGGTGACTTAACAGATGAGTTTAAAAAGAAAGCAGCTACTGTTTTCGAATCTGCAGTTAAATCTAAAGTTCGTGATGAAGTCACAAGACTTCAAGAAAACTATGACAACGAAATAGCAGAAGGTATTAAGTCTAACAAATCTGAACTTACAGAAAAAGTAGACACATACATGAACTATGTTGTAGAAGAATGGATGAAAGAAAATGAACTAGCAGTCGAAAGAGGTCTAAAAGGAGAAATCGCTGAAGACTTCATAGCTGGTTTGAAACAGTTGTTTGAAGACCATTATGTTGACATCCCAGATGACAAGTATGATGTACTACAAGCACAATCAGACAAAATTGCAGAGTTAGAAGAAAAAGTCAATAAGACTTTAGATGAATCAATAGAATTTAAAAAGTCTAATGATGAACTAACTCGTAATAAAGTTATTTCAGAGATGTCTTCTGATTTAGCTGATACCGAAATTGAAAAGTTCAAAGGTCTTACTGAAGATGTTGACTTCGGAAACGAAGAAGACTTCAAAGGTAAACTTGATACTTTAAAAGAAAGTTATTTCCCTAAAGTTAAAAAGGAAACAACCGAAAATATTGATAATGTAGAAACTGGCCCTGCACAGGACATTGACATAACAGATTCGATGGCTGCTTATAGTAAAGCAATCGGAACTGCTGTTAAGGGTGCAACTAAGTAATAATATAAATAGTAGAAATATAGGAGATAATAACAATGTTTCAAACAGAAAATCTACAAGAAAAGTGGTCGCCAGTCCTTGCACATCCCGATTTGCCAAAGATTGAGGATTCGTATAAAAGGGCAGTAACTACTGTAATTCTTGAAAACCAAGAAAAAGCTATCAAAGAAGATAGAAGTTTCTTAAAAGAAGCAGCTCCAACAAACAGCACTGGTGCTGATGTTGAGAACTGGGACCCAATTTTAATATCGTTAGTTAGACGTTCAATGCCTAACTTAATTGCATATGATATCTGCGGTGTACAACCAATGACAGGTCCAACTGGCTTAATCTTTGCTATGAGAGCAAGATTTGCATCTATGGACGGGGGCGAGGCTCTCGGAGATGAAGCAGATTCTGGTTTCTCTAATGATGACGCAGCTGGTAACCTAACTTCATCTGCAATGACAGGTTCAAACCCTGCAACTCTAAACGATAGCCCAAGTGCTGGTACATACTTGTCACCAACAGGTATGACATTGGCTCAAGGTGAAGCTTTAGGTGATACAAACACTAATGCTTTCGCTGAAATGGCTTTCAGTATAGAAAAAACAACAGTAACTGCTGTAACTCGTGCGTTAAAAGCTGAGTATACAATGGAACTTGCGCAAGACTTAAAAGCAATTCATGGTCTAGATGCAGAAACAGAACTAGCAAATATCTTGTCTGGTGAAATTCTTGCTGAGATAAACCGTGAAGTAGTTAGAAGTATTTATATTTCGGCTGTTGCTGGTGCTCAAGTAAACACAACAACTGCTGGAATCTTTGACTTAGACACAGATTCAAATGGTCGTTGGTCTGTTGAGAAATTCAAAGGTTTAATGTTCGCTCTGGAAAGAGATGCTAACGCTATCGGACAACAAACTCGTAGAGGAAAAGGTAATATAATCATCTGTTCTGCTGATGTAGCTTCGGCTCTTCAAATGGCTGGAGTATTAGATTATACACCTGCTCTAAACAACAACTTAAATGTT